GGTTTTTTCTTGCCCGATGAGGGCAGCAACCCAGCCCGCCGTGCATCCCGCCCGGTGGGCTTTTCACATCTGAAAGGCCCTCACCATGGCTCAAGTACCTACCGGCACCACCGTCGCCATCGCCTCGGCGTTCGGCTCGGTCCTCCCCACCTCCAGCGCCTCCAATGCCGCCGAGTGCGTGCTGGGCATGGCCAGCACCACCGGCCTGTCCAACGGTGACATCGTCGAAGTCACCAGCGGCTGGGGCCGCCTCAACAAGCGCCTGGCGCGCATCAAGGCGCTGTCCGCCAACGTCAGCATCACGCTCGAAGGCATCGACACCAGCAACACCACCTTCTTCCCTGCCGGCACCGGCGCGGGCTCGGTGCGCAAGGTGTCCACCTGGCAGACGGTCGACAAGATCACCGCCATCAGCAGCTCGGGCGGCGACCCCGTCACGGTCGACTACAAGTACCTCGACTCGGACATTCGATACAGTATCAACGACGGATTTAATGCCTCGTCGTACCAGCTCACGCTGGACGCCGACGCCATCGGTGGCGCGGGCTACAACGCCCTCAAGTCGCTGACCGACGTGCAGACCGACACCGCGCTGCGCATCACCACGCGCTCGGGCCAGGTCAACCTGATCCCGGGCACCGTGGCGCTGAACGAGGCCGTGCAGCTCAACGACGGCCAGATCAATACCGTCGTCTGCGCCTTCAACGGCACCAACCGCCTGACGCGCTACGCCTCCTGATCCTGGCGCCTGACAGCGCCACCCCCTTGCACCGACCCGGTCCTGGTTCTTCTCCTTCGCGGGGGAAGGCCAGGCCGGGCACGGGCTTCTTACCTCCCCCGCGAAAGACCCATCCCATGTCCACCAAGATCACCTTGGGCAAGACGCCCAAGACCTTCGCCTCCGTGCCCGTCAAGTTCCAACTGCCGGACGGTCGCGACAGCGTCATCGAGTGCGTCTTCAAGTACCGCAGCCGCAAGCAGTTCGGCGAGTTCCTGGCCGAGACCTTCGGCTCGGCCCAGCCCACCGCGGCCGACGCCACGCTGGCCGACGTCATGGCCAGCGCCGTCGACAGGAACGGCGCCTACCTGGCCGACGTGCTCGACAGCTGGAGTCTGGACGAGCCCTTGAGCGCCGAGACCGCCGTCCAGCTGGCCGACGAAGTGCCCGCCGCGGCCACCGCCATCATGGAAGCCTACGGCCGCGCCGTCAGCGAAGGCCGCTTGGGAAACTGACCCAGGCCGCCCGGGCCGCCTACTTCCGCCAGAAGCCGGGCGGCCTGTTCTGTGCGGCGGACTACGGCTATGACCATGTCGAGCTCTGGCCCGAGAACTGGCTGCCCTGGCGGCTCTTCAGTGACCTGTCCACCCAATGGCGCGTCGGCCTCGGCGGCGCCACCGGCCTGGACTACACGCCCCTGATGCAGCTGCTGGACCGTGAGCAGCTGAGCCCCGACGACTGGCGCGAAACCTTCGACGCCGTGCGCGCGCTGGAAGCCGCCGCACTCGAGCAGATGCGCGCCAACACCGCCGACTGAAAGCCCACCCACATGACCGAGAACACCCGCGAGGTACAGCTCAAGGCCAGCATGGACGCCACCGGCGTGCGCGCCGGCGTCGAGCAAGCCAAGACCGCGATCCAGGATCTCGGCAAGACCGCCGAGCGCGAAGGCGCCAAGGCCGGTGCCGGCCTGGGCAAGGCCGGTGATGGCGCCGGCCAGGCGGCCACGAAGATCGACCGCGAAACCCGGTCGATGATCGGCAGCATCGAGCGCGCCACCGCGGCGTTCAAGGCCGGCCAGAAGGGCGGGGCGGACTACTTCGAGGTGCTGGCCAAGCAACGCGGCGTGAGTGGCGATGCCCTCAAGCCCTACCTAGACCAGCTGCGCCAGGCCGAGGCCGCGCAGAAGGCTGCCGAGGGGTCGCTCAAGGGCATCGGCGTCTCGGCGGCGCAAACGGCAGCGGCCCTGCGCCAGGTGCCGGCGCAGTTCGGCGACATCGTCACCAGCATCGCCGGCGGCCAGAAGCCCCTGCAGGTGTTCCTGCAGCAAGGCAGCCAGATCAAGGACGCGTTCGGCGGCGCGGGCGCTGCGTCACGAGCGCTTGGCGGCTACGTGCTGGGGCTGCTCAACCCGTTCAGCCTGGCTGCGGCGGCAGGGCTGGGCCTAGCCGTCGCCTTCGAGAGCGGATCCGCAGAAGGCCGCGCCTTCGCGCGCACACTCATCCTCACCGGTAACGCCGCCGGCGCCACGGTCAACCAGCTGGCGCAGGTGTCCGCCGAAATCGCCAAGGGCGGTGCCACGCAGGGCGCGGCCTCCGAAGCGCTGACCCAGCTGGCCGCCACCGGCAAGGTGGGTGCCGAGAACCTGGGCCGCTTCGCCGCTGCGGCCCTTGAGCTGCAGCGCGTCGGCGGCCCGGCGGTGGAGGACACCGTCAAGGCCTTCGCCGAACTGGGCCGGTCTCCGCTGCAGGCCTCGCTCAAGCTCAACGAGAGCACCAACTTCCTGACCGTCTCGCTCTACGAGCAGATCCGGGCGCTGGAGCAGCAAGGCCGCACCACCGAGGCGGCCAAGGTGGCGCAGCAGGGCTTTGCGTCGGCCATGGAGCAGCGAATCCCCGCGCTGGCGGCCAACCTGGGCCTGCTGGAGCGCGCCTGGAAGGGCGTGAAGGAGGCCATCACTGGCGCCGGCGACGCGCTGCTCGACATTGGTCGGCGCTCTACCGTGGCCGACCTGCAGGGCCAACTCAAAAACGCAGAAATCTCTGCCAAGGAAGCCGGGCCGGCAGGCTTGGTCGCCATCCTTGCCGAGCGCAAGGTGAGGGCGCTCCGCGACCAGGTTGCCGCGGCGCAGGAGGTTGAACGGCTGGCACAGCGCTCTGCTGCAAGCGCGGCGGTGCAGCTGCGGCAAGTCGCCGCCCGTGATGAGGCCGAGAAGCTGCTGGCGGACTTGGGTGTCAAGCGTGTCAGCCAGGCCGATCAGGAGTTGGCGCTGCGTCGAAAGCTCGCTGAGGCTGCCGTCGACGAGAAGACGATCACGGAAGCGATCATCGCCTTGCGCAAAAAGGGTGGTGAGAGCGGTGGCGACGCCGAGCTCGCCAGCCAGCGCGCCAGGGTGAAGGAGGCTGGCGCCTATCTGGCCACGCTCAAGGAAATCCGCGCCACCAGTGCGTTTGAGGCGCTTGGCGATGCCAAGCAGACCGAGTCGCAGAAGCGCGTCGTCGATCTGCAGGAGCGGCTCAAGGCAAGTATCAGCGGCGTCACGCGCGCGAAGCTCGAACAGGAGTTGGCCGGCGCCCGGCAGCTGGCTGCCATCGAGGTGGAGACGCGCGACACCGAGGAGATGATCAAGTTCCAGCAGCAGGCCCAGACGGAGTATCAGAAGCTCATCGCCCAGAACTACTCCGCGGCAAGGTCCACGGAGACCCAGGCCAAGCAGCAAGAGGAACTGAATGGGCAGCTCGGCAAGGGCGCTACGGCGGCAGCCAAGTACCGGCTGGAGGCGCTGGAGGCTGAGCGAGCCGTGTTCCTGCAGGCTGAACTGATCGACGCCGCGCAGCTGGCATCCATCCAAGCCAAGATCGACGCCCAGCAGCGCTTCGTCACCGCGCTCAAGTCGGCCGACTTCAAGGCCATCGACACCGGCCTGGACGAGTGGTTGCGCGGCGCCAATGAGTTGGAGCGCCTGTATGCCGAAGAGCTGCGCTTGTCCGGCCTCTCGCGGCTGGAGCGCGACAAGATCGTCGCCGCCCGGCAGGTGGAGCTCAAACTCGCGAAGGAGCTGGCCAAGATCGACGCCGCCGACATCAGCGACGCCGAGAAGGAGCGGCTGCGCATCAAGGCGCGCGTGGCGGCCGAGAAGGAGGCCAGCGCGGCCGTCAACAAGGTCATGCGCGACGACGCCGCCCGCACGGCCGACGAGATCCGCCAGAGCCTCACCGACGCCCTCATGCGCGGCTTCGAGCGCGGCAAGGGCCTCGCGCAGAACCTGCGCGACACCGTCGTCAACATGTTCAAGACGCTGGTGCTGCGGCCCACCATCGAGCCCTACATCAACCAGGCGGCCGGCTGGCTGCAGGGCGCGCTGGGCGGCGGCGCTGGTGGCGGGGGCTTCGGTTCGCTCATCGGCGGCATCGGCTCGCTGTTCAACTCGTCTTGGCCGCCTTCGGCAGCGGCATGGGCCTGTCGGGCACCCAGGCCGCGGCGGCGTCGTCGGCCTACGCGGGCGCCGGCATGTCGGGCACCGGCTCGGCCATCTCTCTGGGGTCCAGCGCCGCGGCTTTCGGCCCCTACGCCGCGCTCATTGCGCTCGCCATGGGCGCGGCCAGCAACGCCTATGCGCAGGGATTCAACCAGCGCAACCTGCCGTACACCCAGGCCTGGCTGGCCACGGGCGGCATTGCGCCCCCGTCCCTGAAGTTCGACACCAACCTGCTCACCAAGCTCGGTGTCAACGAGAAGCTCGCCAACGTCATCACCGGCGCGTCGCTGTGGAGCAAGGCCTTCGGCCGGTCCGACCCACAGGTGCAGGGCCAGGGCGTCACCGGCACCGCCAGCGCCACCGGGTTCGCGGGCTTCAACTTCGCCGACTGGACGCAGAAGGGCGGCTGGTTCCGCTCCAACAAGTCGGGCACCGACTTCAGCCCCATCAGCGCCCAGCTGGACGCCATGGTGGACACCAGCATCAAGGCTATGTATTCGGCAACGTCCGACTACGCCAAGGTGCTGGGCCTGCCCGTCGAGGCCGTCACCGGCTACGCCGCCAGCTTCAAGGTGGCGTGGGGCAAGACCGAGGAAGAGAACCAGAAGGCCCTGCAGGCCGCAGTGGCCAGCCTGGGCGAGCAACTTGCCGCGCGCTACGCCACGCAGCTCGCGCCGCTGCAAAAGGCCGGCGAAACGCTCGCGGCCACGCTGCAGCGCCTGTCCACGCTGCAAACCTTCTCCAACACGCTGAACAGCCTGGGTGGCGTGTTCTCGGCGATCGGCAAGGCCAGCGTGGGTGCCCGTGAGAAGCTCATCGAGCTGGCTGGTGGCATGGAATCGCTGGCCCAGCAGGCCCAGGGCTTCGTCCAGAACTACTACAGCCGCGACGAGATCGCGGGGCTGAAGGCCGCTGAGGTGCAAAACGCCCTGGCCAGCGCTGGCCTGTCGGGGCAGGGCCTATCCACCCGCGACGACTTCCGCGCGCTGGTCGAGAGCATCGACCCGCGCATCAACCAACAGCAGCTGGCCACGCTGCTGTCCCTGCAAGGCAGCTTCGCCACCGTCGCCGACTACCTGGCCGAGACGGGCCTCACACTCGGCCAGGCCGCCGCGCAAGTGCCGGCCACCGAGACGCTCGTCAGCCCGCTGCTTAGCGGCGTGGGCCAGCAGGTGCAGCTTGCGCAGCAGGGCGTGGACGCGCAGTACGAAACGCGCGACGCCACCCTGCGCGTCGTCGACGCCGTCGCGGCACTGGCCTCGACCATCCGCGAGCTCGGCGGCTCCGCCGGCGGCTGGATGCCCGGCTATCGCCAACCCGAAGTGACGCTGGCCAACTGACCATGCCCTATCCC